CTAAATATTAAGCTTCCTGCTTGCCAAGAGTCTACCCCATCCCTTTCTGAGTAAACACTAGTTTTGATAAAGGGTTCTGAAGCATACTCCCCTAGTACACTGGGATCCAAAGTAAATGTTTCTCCAATGATTCCAGACTCAGTATAAGCCACAGCCACAACGGTCGTTTGATCTGCCTCCAGTGCTTCAACGACCACTTTATAAGTGGTTCCTTCCTCCGGGTCCATAGAAGCTTCATAGTAACCAACTAATGAACCCCCCGTTTCTTGTAACCTATTCCTATGTAACCAAGTAATTGTCACAGGGTAATCAGGATAGAGGTTTACATCGGGAAAGTTTTCTCCATCAACCTTTAAGTTAGCAGGCCTGAAAGGTTTATATGCACGACCCCTAACAGTAATTTGCATCTCTGTAGCTTCTGACAGGGGTAGTTCACCTGACCCACTTACTGGGGCTAATTTTAATAGTACTTCTTCAGATGTTACATACTCCGTGGTGTCTATTACTGAGTAATCATCCCAGAAAAAGATAGTGTCACCAACAGCGTGAGTTGTAGGAACTGTATCTAAGACCCCCCTCTTTACTGTCAATAGTTCATTGTCCAGTGATACCACAGCAATTAACTCATCCCCTATCTGAGCCCAGGTTCCAAGTACAACCTGATCAAGATCTTGAATATTGGAAAGTTCAAATATGGTTTCTATTTGGTTTACGGCTTCAAGTAAGTCCGCAACAGGAGTAAAATCTGTCATTGCTACATCTTCATATCCCACCCCATTGTTAATGTAGAGCCTGGAGTTTAATATGGAACCCCCAGGGTTTGCACCTGATGCCCCAACGAATCCAGCGTCGGAGTTATTCAATAATACTTCATCTATAATAGCGGCCCCCTGTCTTTGTACTAATTCTAGATAAGGGACTTCAAAAGCTAATTGCCTTACTATCGGTGTAGGTGGTTGAGCGGGGTCTTCCCATTGTGGCTCAGATGGAGCTATGTAAGAAAATGAAGGAGTACCAAATACATCTTCAACCACAGAAAGCTTTATCCTGTTATTCTTACCATCTCCATAGCCTATACCCACTACCCGGACTATTATTTCTTCTATTCCATAATCCGGCCAGCTTACTTTAACCACATCCCCCACTACTAAATCTTTAGCTATGCGATCAGTCTCTAGAGTAAAGCTTACAAACTGATTTGATAAGGCCTTCAGTTCCCTTTGTGCAACCTTAGCTGCGGTTATGGGGTCAGGAAGTCCTGGGTACTGAAGTGTAGTGGGGATGTTAGCTTGTTGCATATTAGCCAAAGCTATATCCTCAGCTATTACACTACCAGTTTCACCAGTGTTAACATTCCAATAGTTAACAGTCACTGATGTGGTAAGTTCTCCAAACCCAGGCCTGTTGAAATCATCCACCTTAACAATATTCTCTTCGGTTAAGTGAATCAATGTGGCCGGATCATAGTCATCTCGGATTAGCTTAATAGTAAATAGCCCGGTTCTTCTGTCCACATACAAGGCTGCATCTGCATGCTTTAATAACTCTTGGACCATATCCTCTATGGGCTTTTGCCTATCCCATATAAGACACACCCCCAGTCTTTCTGATCTTAGTGTATCAGCCGCTTTTATAAAAGACCTATCATCTATCTCGCTTTCAGAATATCCCATTCCCCAGATTACATCTGTTATGCATTCCCTAATAGCGTGAATAATATTCATAGCAGGGGAGGAACCCATGAAAGCAAAGAATACAGCATTAAATAGTGCTGTTGAACTAGACCCATCTATTACGGGTACTCCATCCCCCTCAGTATTATCAAGCTGTCTTGAAAAGTCAGTATTTCCTAGGTCAATGTTAATAGCGTAAACCTCAACCTCATTATTACCTGACCAGGTACTTTGTCTTTTTAATATAGGCTCAGCTTCTAATCTGGCCCCAGGAAAGTTTTCTACGGGGGAAGGAACCCCATCAGTTACCATCACCATTACATTATTACGTTCCCCCGTGTGCGCGGAGAAATAAGTTTTAGCGTATGCAAAGTGGGATGTAAAGTCAGTTCCACCTGAAGCTGATATACCTATAACATAAGATTTCAAGCTACTTATATCAGAAGAACTAGCGTTAAGTTTTTGAAGACCTCCCCCATTCATTAAGTCTATAGCTATATCAACAGGAACATCTGATTCACCCGCCAGAATATCCACTTGGTCAAGAACGTTTATGATGTTAGACTTAACCACATCCAACCTTGTTTGTGATCCAACTGAATCATTCATAGACCCTGAGTCATCTATGCAAAGTAATATTCTTTGTCTTACTACAAATGATTCTCCCGTGGGGATACTGGCGGCCACAGGATACCATTGAGGCAAACCCCCGCTTCGTGTCAGAATTCGGCTTACCCTGAAGTCCCATGCCTTAAGGTAGGGATTCATGCTTAGGTAGACTTGCCTTAATACTATCCCCACTACCCCCCTAAAGTTAGGTACAAGTGATCCCAGGTTTGAACTAAGGTAATCGTTTAACCCCTGAGTGGGTTCCCCCGGTTCAAAGTCTACAGCACCTGATACTCCCCCCTCCCTGGATTCACCACCAAAGATAGTAGGCTTATCTATGTTAATTCTACCCGACCGACGATTGCCAACCCATACTGTTTTGCCCCCCACTCGAATACGGGTTATTTTATCAACGGGGCCATGACATAAGACCATGTGCATCCCCAGGAAGTATTTATAGCCTACTGTTGTTTTCTTACTGCTTCCGCCCACGTGCCACCTCCACAACTTGCATAGCCATAGGGTCTCCGGTATTTATAAACTGTTCAACCGGTAATCCCTCTTTAAGAAACTTATTCCAATCCATTCCGTGTCTTTTAAAAAAGTCTCTTGTTCCCCGACTACACATCCTGGCAGCCCTGATGTCGGACATATATATAATCACTTCTTGCCCCCTTTCTTTTTAACAGGAACAGAACGGAAGTTTCCGTACCAAACAACGTTAGGTCCTTTAATATCCATAGTGCCAAAGATAACAGGTATTTCTCTACCCTCCTCAGCGGTTGGAACTTTAAAATCCCCCAGTCCTGCAGGGGGTTGGCTTTGAGGCTTTGGGGTCAGTGCATAACTGATAACCAAAGAAACAACGAATACCGCTATGTATCCCCATACCATATAACTACTCCTTAATTGATAGCATTACCATCGAAGGGGTTTCTGGTAGGTATCCAATCAAATCCCCCATAATTTTCTATGTTGTTAAACTTGCTATTGCAAATTGATCTAGACCTGTTGCATCCTGGGTAAAGCTTAATGCTTAGCCCCCCATATATCAAACCGTAGCTAAGACCATAGCCCTGGTTAGCGAACAGCCTAGATAAGGAGTCCATGGCAAGTGCCAGATATATCTTATCACCCACATGATCCACAATGAACCTGAGGGAGCCGTCAGGGGTTTCTAACATGCCCCCTATAAACCATCCATTGCTGTAATCAGAAGCCTCACTGATTGTCACTACAGCACCACTCACATCAGAAGGAATACCACTGACCACATGATCATTCTTATTAACCCCACAACCCCTACCATATAAGCCATGCCTACACATCCTTTGATATCTGGCCCCGAGTCCAGACCTAGCAAGTGATGTATAAACTGACTCCAGACTTAATTCTACTTTTGACCCTGAGGGTTTCTTCCCCGACAGCCTGCCTTTCCATATAACGTAGATATCATCCATTTCATCCTTAAGCCAAACCGTGGCATTTATAATACTTTCAGATGAATCAGAAATCCAACGTTGGGCGGCTACGTTATTTATTCCTAGGGTTATATCCAAGCTTGATTTAGCAATGTCTTCCTTTACTTCAACCTCTCCCATTGATATAGGGGCAGGTATATAAGTCTCTCCCCCATATTCCACATTGAATGGTGCATCAGTAAAGTTATAAACTATGTTCTCTTTATATGTGGCAGCCAATAGTGCATTGGATAATCCCGAGGAAGCTTCGGATGATATTGATTGGATACCATCCCGGGGAGTGTTATCAATACGACCCAGTTGTACCACATCAAATAGGTCGACAGCTATTCCATAAATGTCTACGTCGTTATCATTGTCTTTACTAAACCTACCCTTTCTCCCTATTAAATCCCCACTTTGGGCCAGGGCAGTATCAACTGAGTCCTCAGGAACAGGAATACCATCAGTTATAAAAAAGCAAGCTCTCCTATAACCAGGGGTAGAAAAGGAATAAAAGTCAGAAGCTTTAGCCAGGGGAGTATTGTAGGGAGTTCCACCACTCGGAGAAAAAGAATTTAAAAATGTTATTAAAGCATCTACCTTAGTTTCATCAATACTCCTTTTAATTAGATCCTCTGTGGAACTTGAACTAAATACACACACCCCCACATCAATCTCTATCCCGTTATCCAGTTTTATGGAAAGCAGCTTTAATAACACATCTATTAATTGCTGGCGGGATATATCGAAGCGGGTTCTGGATCCAAGCACAAATTCCCCCATGGATCCGGACTTATCAAGTATAAAGTAAAGGCTGTTGTTTCTTGAAAATGGATCCCTGAATCCAATCTCAGAAAATCGATATAGATGTGTTAGGGCGTTGCTCATAATCCTGGAACCTCTATAAGTGGCACAGCAATCTTAGCTGCCCCCCCATTACCATACTTTATTTCTACCCGATCAGACTTAAACCTAACCCCCACTAAAAGGCTAATTGAAATTAAGCTATTGTCCCAAGGTTTTCCTTGATCCCTGTCCAGATAAATATACTGACCACTACCATCTTCAACCACACTTTCCACTCGGTAGTAATCCTCCCCCAGTGATTCATGTATGATAGCTATATCAAAAGGAGCACTTAGTTTATTTATGGCTGATATACGAATCCTGGATTTAGCAGCATTATCCGGATCTTGCTCCAAGGCGGATATAGGAACTAAGTCCGAGTTGTGGCTCATATACCAAAAAGGCATTTTTCTACCCCTTCGGGTATGTACCCATTCTAGTGTGGATAAAAGCTCAACCTTATTTATAGTTTCCCATTTCATTATGGTCTCAGTCTCAGCCTGAGAATAAATGGGGTTAACTTCGATGATACCCACACCAGCATCTATTTCATCCACATCGCGTGAGTGTTGCTCAGTTAATTGACCGGACAGGATGTTAGGATCTGTCAGCACGTCTATACCCCTATGCTGGGGGTAGTCAGCATCAGACTCTAACTGGGTTCCCCGTATCGATCTAAACCTAAATCCCCCCACTCGTATATCATCATTGCTTAGTTTAAAATCAGATGACTGGGAAAAGTTAACCTCTTGGATGGGGCAGATAACAGGACGAAGATAACTTTTGGATAAATCCCCAGACAACACCAGTTCCCCACTGACACTAGTAACCTCGGCAATCTCCCATTGAATTGAATTGTCCCACACCACTATCTTTCCTAACCAAACCCCCGAGCTATAATCCCCTGGGATAACACTGTCACCAAAGGTTAATGCAGCAACGTTTACATGATGCTGCCACATGGGGAAATAAAAGCCCTCGTAGTTTTCCCGACAAAATATCTTAGCCCTGCCATATTCTTCCGGGGATAACCAACACTCTATATCATAGGTTTGCCGGGGATAGTGTCTGAGTGAGATCCTATCCTCCCCGGCCTTAGCCCTTATAACATTGGTTAACCACTCCAGGCTTTCAGTCATTCCGCTTTGAGGTATAAAAGGCCAAAGTTCCATAATCATCCCACCATGCTTCTAATGACTGTCCGGTTCCTACGGATAACATTAAGCATTACTTGCTCACCCTCAGGGGATGACATGTGGTCGTTTATCACACCAGTATCAAAGCTATTTATAATACGGATGCCCCTATCCTTATTTTCTTCCTGGGGGGCTGACTTTTTCATCAGTGCCTCAGTATCCTTACGACCCACTACACGAGCGGGGCCAGAGACCAGCTCAGGGCCGATCTCCCCCACTAAGCCTACCTTACCGGTGGGAATCATACCCCCCTTATCGTACGCCCCACTGAAGCTCTGTGAGGCGATCGCAGCGACGTTAGCCCCGGTCTCAGCAGTAGCTATAGCCACAGGACCTAAGTTAGCGGGGAACGGAGCACTTACCCATGCCCCCTGGATGGCCTGATACATCTTCATCGTGGCGTCAGTAAGTGCAAAGGCTTGAGACACTGCGAACATAGCCCTGTAGGCAGTGGACTGTTCCCCAGCGAAAGCTTTAGCCAGGCCAGCTAATCCACTAAACATTTGCTCACCAGCATTAAGCACTGCCCCAATCCTTTCCATTTCTAACTGCTTAGTCTTTTCAACGTAGTCTTGTTGAAGACCTAGTATTAACTCCTGTCTTTGTTCTTCGGTTATATACTCATTCTCGAGTACTATCTCCCGCTTCCTTTCGTAAGACTCTAGTAAAGCTTCCTCTTCACTGAGAAGTGATTCCCGAATCTTTTCTACATCGCTTACCCTATCCCTGGCCATTTTAGAATACTGCTCATCCCGTTGAGCATCCAGCCTTTCCATCAGTTTCTTACGGGCTTCTGATTCCTCATCAGTATTAGCAAAGATCATTTTCCTTCTAGCTTCGTAAGACTGGGATATTACTTCCTCTTCATTACGGAGGGATTCAACCAGCTTATCGAATTGCTTAGCGGCCTTATCTGCTGCTTTACTATCCCCTCCATCCTCATCAGTGGAAGCATCGCCCCCCACTTTAAATTGAGCCAGCTTATCAGTGGTATCAGCTTGACGGGCTTCGTTAGTTTTGTCCCATTGTTCCCTGAGCTTATCCGCAGCACTGATTTGTTCATCAGTTGATTTAAGGGATTCATCCCTCTCATCCAGTATTGAGCTAATAGAAGCCCTTCTTATATCAGCTGTTCTTGCTAACTGCTCATTACCACCTGCCCAGATATCCCCAGTCTTAGCGGAGTATTCTGAGATAACAGCATCTAACTCCCCCCTCAAGTCATATTCGTCAGAGAAGGGGTTAAGTGCATTGGCCATGGACTTACCATAAACCTTTGCTTCGGCAGCCAGCTGATCAAACTTGACAACGATAATATCCAGCATAGCCTGGCCAAATATTCGGCCGGCATCCACCAGGGAAGCAATCTCTACAACCACAAGCTGGATAGCAGCCCGTATGTTTTCAGGCATATCAGTGAAGGCACTGATTATCTCATCCACACTGGATGTGGCATCATCCCCCCATTCATCACTGTATGCTTCAAAGATATCCGTAATATACCGAAGTGACCTGTCCACATCCTCAGCATATCCAGTGAACTTGCCAAAGAAAGCATCCATGCGAGCCTGCAATTCACCAGAAGCAAGCATGGCATTCAATTCTGTCAGAGCATCAGTGCCAGCCCGGAAAGCATCCTCGATAATATCCGAAGCACCCATCTGGGCAACGTTACTAACCACTTTGGTGAATTCATCATTGAAGTTGCTGATAGCCCCGCCCAGGGTAGCCATCTGCTTTTCCATCTGACCAGCAAATTCATTGTTACCCAAAGCTATCAGATAGTCTTCAATTTCGGAGGCGTTATTACCAACCTCCTTAGTGATACCCCGGAAGGTTAACTTAACCCTGTCCCCTTCCTTACTGGCCTTGATACCAAACTCTTTAAGCCGTTCGAACTCCCCTGTGGCCGCGTCAGCTACCGCTTCCACCATATCGTTGAGGTTCTTACCCAGTGCCGATGCAGTGTTGCCATACGACATCATGGCTTCTTCTGAGGGTGTTAGTCCCAGGTTAACCAGTTTAAGGAATGAATCAGTTGCTTGGTTGAGGTCGTAAGGGGTCTTAGTAGCGAAGTCTTGTATTGCCTGAAAGGCTATTGCGGCATTCTCAGCACTACCCGTTGCAGTTACAAGGGAAGCATTCAAGTTTTGAAAGTTACTGCTGACAGAAATAAGCTTAGATATAGCAGCAGTCATAGCCCCAACGGATACTGAGGCTAATACCATCCCCTTAATTGAAGATGCCACACCGTCCGTTGCCCGTTCTGTTCTTCCCCCCTGTCTTTCTAATCGGTCTAGTTCGGAAGTAGCGGTATCTAGCCCCCTACTGTCTGCCCTGATTATTAGACTAGCTATCCTATTCATTAACTATCCCCCAATATATTTTATCAAGAGAGCGTAGAACCTCAACCTCCCATATCTCCAATTCAATTCTCATTAAATCGGCCCAAGCTTTTAATTCTATGTTAGATAGCTGTTGGGGGTTCCCCATCCCGCAGTGCCATTTCCAAATATAGAAAAGCTCATCAGGGAACTCAGGCCTATCCAATAACAACTGAGGCTTAACCCCAGTTGTCTTATATACCTGCATTAGACTGGACCTAAGACTTTGCTTAGATCCAGCTGGTGCCTTTTGGAGCCGGTATTCCCATCGGGTATAATTCTCTAGGAGTCCGACTCTTTCTTGAAAAAAGACTTTCTGTTAGCCGCCGCTTTATTTACTTCATCGGCTATCTGGGGGGCTTCCCTGAATAGGTTAACCACATTCTCCTGAGTACACTCTTCGGGGAGTGTCCACTTAATCACCAGTGAGGAAACTAGAATGAGCCGTTCCCCCTCGTACGCTTCCTGGGCTTCTTCATCTGTCAGGGATCCATTGTTCTTCTGTTCCCGAAGATCAACAGCCCGTCTGACCGAAGTCCGTTCGGCAGCCTTGAAGTGATCAGAATCAATCCCCCGTATAAAGAGACTGTATTCACTGACCTCCCCACTGGGGTAGAACAATGGTAATTCACGACCAATCTCGGCTTTAGCACGAGTAAAGAACTGCTCAATCATTTTTAGCTCCGTTCGATAAGGATGTTGGTTTCAGAAGTGGCATCGTAATTGGCCGTAAAAGGCATAGCCAATGTGATGGGGCCTTCACCAGTAACATCTGGTTGACCGCCAGTGTATACGATGCGGGGAAGGAAGAACCGGTAGTTATTACCGACCACATCCGTTAGGTTGAATTCCAGATCACTGTCTGTTTCATCGATGAATTTCTCCAGCAGAGAAACACTTTCGAAGAAAGCAGTAACCTGACCAGTTACCGTGAACCGGCTAATAGACGGCCGGATAGTAGTCTTACTTCCAACCACATAACGTGGTTCAATACCATTCGCCGCTGACAGGGTTACTTCTGTTACTACCCCGATTGTTGTACCACCCTCTTTGATAACCCCCGTAAAGGAATCAATCACCTTGGTAGTGGTAGCAGCGTTGTAAGTGGAGTCAGTGGGCTCAGTGGCTGACAGGGTTTGGTCTTTACCAATCAGACCCACAACACATGTCACATTAGAATCAGCTGCCACAGTGAGTGCTAGACTGTTTGCTTCCACTCCCGTATATAGGAAGTAGGGCTTTCCAGTTAAGTCCGTGAAGTTACGTAATACACTGAAGCTTCGACGTGTTACCCCAGCCTTTAACTGGTCAGTGTCAACAGCTGGCGTATCAGCTTCCCATGTGCCCCCGAATATAGCTTCGAGTAGTGCATCCCATGTTTCGTATGAAAGCTCACCCTGGATTTCCCCAGTTACACTACGTGAGCCATGTCGAGTGTCCCCAATCTGTCGGTCGTCACGGACTTCCTCAGATTGAAGTATGTTTTTACTCAGGCCCAGGGTAGTCCCTGTGATCCTGTGCTTATTCCAGGCGGGAGTACTAGGTGTAACCCCATAGCTCGTTTCTGGAATAAGGTATAACGCGTGAAGAGCGCCGGATGCCATAATCTATCTCCGTGTTCGTGCGTACCAGGTTATAGTAATGGGGCAGACAAACTTGGAATCCCAATTGTCAAAAGTCCCCAAACCACAGTTGATGATAGTGACCGTTTGATCACCGAATGCACACGACGTACCAGCAAGGAATGCCTGACGTATCGTGTCTGCCATGGCCAGTAGTGGCCCATCTCCTTCACCCACCGGGTACTTCAGAAGAATTTGCATGAACCCCTCGTGGTTATCCTCACCATTTATTCCGAGAGTAACTACAGTGGGTTCATTAAAATGGATAGTCACATCCCCCGCTGGGATTGATGTGTCTTGTCGGACATTTGGATAGTTCAAGGGCATCGATAATGACAAGCCCTGAAGATAACTAACTAAGGCTGATTTAATCTCTGATTGCATTACCCCCTCCTTGCTATAGCTTGTGCTATCTGATTAACCCGAAGAACGTTTTTCCTTACCATCCCCTGGGGGGCCTTTACACTGGACCAACCATAGAATTCTATAGGGTAAGCATAGGGAAGGTTGTTAGTCATATAAACCGTATCACCAAAGCGTGTGGCATTAAGGACTGAGTCTATTTCACTCAATGCAGCTGATTGAGAACGGATGTCCAGCTCCCCCAGTTTAGGGGATGTACCCAACTGCCAGTTCCCCCTAAGTGTTCCTTCCAGGACTGGAGTGTCCAAAACAATTGACCGGAATACTTCAAACAGTATTTGTCGTCTGTTCCTTTCAGCTTTATCCAATGCCTCAGCTCTAAACCGAGCTATTTCAAATGCGAACATTACGGCCTCCGAATAAACCCTTTATAGAGAATAGTCGTTTTACCATCAGGTTGCAGGGGGGAAATAAACTCTATGATCCACCACTCATCCTCGTAATATATCTCTTGCCCCGGTTCCAACCTGAAGTCCAAACCAGCAGCTGAGAATAGAACGTTATTCATTTTAGACAAGACCCTGATACCATTCTCCCCCAAGTATTCCTGGACAGGTAATGACCGGACCTGGGAGGAAGGCAACAGAATAACGGCGTAGGCTTGTTGGGTAATACCCGTTGAGGATACAGTACCGGCCACAGGGTCAATCACTTGTGGCCCTTGTTTACGGATGGGGAATTTGCCCCCATTCTCTTTAATCAGCCTGGCCGCTGTTCCCTGGAACCTTAGATACTTATTCATGCCCTCACCACGTTAATCAAACCGCCCCTTGTACGAAGCAGTGGATACACCAATGATTCAATGTTCGGGAACCCAGTGGATGACATAGCTGTGTCCATATACTCCACTTCGATTACATCCACCTTCTCTTTCTTAACTGATGGAGTGGGGTTTGGATTAAGGTCGGCAGTGTAAGCCTGAATGGATGCCAGTATGTGGGCTTTCTTTAATAGGACGGGGATTTGGGTTGGCAGATAAGCATAGTCATCCACACTGACCCCAGTTCTGGGAAAGGATAAGCCTTGGAGGGGATCTACTGGACTTCCCTGATACTGGTATCGATATTGCTCCATGTAATCCATGGCGTTGATTGCCAGCATTTCAATTTCTGAATCAGTACTTGGAAGGAGTTCTCCGCGAAGCTCAGCGAAGTCTTTTATTTCTTGTACACTGTTATATGAATTAGCCCCAGTAACTCCGGAGCCATCCTCTATTACCAGGGCCATATCAACACCTCATGAAGAAGTGGATAGCAGGGTAGTAACGGTAGTCCCCCCAGGACGGGAGGTACTGAACCCTAGTTATAATGCCCCCCTGAAGGGGGATTATAACAGGGTGTCCCCAGCTATTCCAGAATTTCTAAATACTCAGCAATTGCAACCCGAAGTTTAGGGGCCGATTTCTTTTGAACCCGGGTCAACCCGATTTCATCATATTGGCTTGCCAGGTCCAATAATTCATCCTTACCCATTTTTTCCAGGACATCCAGCGTAAGATCTGATTCTTGCAGGACCTGAGCAGGACCTGAGTTACCTTGTTCACTGTTACCCTCAGGGGATACAACGCCCTGTAAATCAGTGGAGCCTGTGAGCGCCTCAGCGGCGTCTGCTGGATACTCAGGAAACTCAGCATAATTGTCTGGAATATGGCCCGCCACATAATCACATTCCTCCGTTTCATTCCGACCAGCTACCACTGAGTCACGGAACTGAGCCCGGATAGCTTTACCGAATTCAATCTCCTGAGCAGTAACCTGCTTAAGAGTAAAGAACAGAACCTTTTTCTTGCTAATCATATTGATCTCCAAATAAGGGGGACCTAAGCCCCCCTTACCTATTTTTAACTAATCCACAGGATTAGAGAGTTGTGACCAATACCCCGGCCAAGTCTTTATCGGAAGTAGAAACCCGATCCCAGTTGGCAGCAGTACCCAGAGCAGCATCAGTCGGAGACTTACCGCCATTTGCTGTATCCCAAGTAAAGCCCTTCATGCCCATCTGATAAGCCCACTCGGCCTGGTAAGTACGAAGGATGTTTTCATCGCCGTTACTGGTTTCGATGTTATCAGTGTACTCGTTGCCTTGCTCCACGATAATACCACCAGTTGAAAGACCCATCTGGTAGTAGTTATCAGTTCCGACATTGTCGAACAGCAGGTTGGGAGAATCGGTCATGATCAGTGGTCGACCAAAACCATCATCCATTACCTGGACATTGCCGAAGTTAAACAGTCGTTGACTGTTAGCCAGAGCTTGACCATAGATGTCGAAGGCAGACTTGGAATGCATCAGCCAGGCCACAATGTCCTGAGACCGATCACCGAACTTGGAAGCTCCGGTCATCAGCGATTCAAGCTTAGCTGTGGCAGCAGTGCCATCGTGATTCAAAGCGGTTACGTTACCAACGGCAGCCGTATAGATCATGATACCAGTGTTGAGCATATCAGCCATGGAATCCTCAGCCATCTGTCGGCCGATTACTACACCGGCTTCCTGGGGAGACTTTTGAATCCACTTCATCATGCCCGGATTGATTTCAATCGGAGGAGTACCAGCAGCCACCTTAACGGTAGTCCGAACCAATTGGCTCAGAATCTTTTGGGTAACAGTGCCGGTTCCATAAGCATTACGACGACGTACCAGACCACTGATCTTAGCCCAGATTGCAGTTGAGGAGAAGTCCCCTTCATGGGCAGCGGATGTCAGGATGATACCGCCACGGACAGAACCATTGAACTTATCAATAGCCTGGTCTTGCACCTCAGTCATAGAGGTTTGTGCGTATTCTTGGAATACTTCCAAATCGGAAAGTGCCATAATTTAAAGCTCCAGTTGTAGGATCCGAGGGCCTTATGCCCCTTTAGCCTTTTGAGATGTAAGGTAATCAGCAACCTCTTTAGTTGAGGCCTTTGCAAAGTCAGGTTTGGAAGGTTGTTGTCCTCCCTTACCCTGGCCCCCGCTAGCACCGCTACCGGAGCCTTCGCCTCCACGTATTACCGAGGCAAAGTCATTGTTGGACTTGAACTCACTTGTGAGCTCGTCCACAGTTAGTGCTGACAGTTCCCCATCAGCGTCTTTAACTTTAGTCACCGCTTTACCATTTACCATTTCAACAGTAAGGCGACTTTTGATATGGGGGATAAGCAGACCAGGAGAATCACTCAGGTTACGAGCCATGTCCATAGCCACGTTATCAACCATGAGACGTTGGATCTCCCCCTTAAACCCATCCCGTTCACCGGACAGCTCAGTCTCACGATCTGAGAATTTCTTGGTCCACTTGGCCTCCAGCTTAGCCACATCCTTATCCCCAGATCCGGCACTGTCTGACAGGGTTTCCAATTCGCTTTGGGTTTCAGTCAGCTTGGTCTGGGTTTCAGTCAGCTTGGTCTCAGCTGCTTGACGACGGGTCTTTTCATGTTCCTTAGCACGTTTAAGTGCACCGGTATCTTCCCCGCCTTCCACTGTAAGGATATACTCCTCACCCTCTGCCTTGTACTCCGCTTTCATGTCATCAGACAAAGCGTCGAATTGGGCCTTAGTTACTTTAAACTTCATGAGCACCGCTCCTAGATTCCAGCCCTTTCGAAGGCATTGGGTTTAAGTTCCCTCATCTCAGCAAGAGTAAGGGATTTGAAATTCTTATTCAATTGCAAGTCAGCAAAGTTCTCGGATGATAAACCCCCACCCCTAAGTAACTTCCCGCGTGTTACCCCAATGGCATCATTCTGGAAAGCTACCGGCTGACGTTTAAGCCAGTCGTAATAAGAGACGTTTGCTTTCACCGGACCAAACTCCGCAGAACGGGTTGCCCCTTCTGAGAACAGTTCAACAGTATCCCTGAAGTAAGGCACATGTGTTGATCTGCAGTTTGGATGTATCGGTGGTAGTGGACCTTCGCCCAGTTTAAAGACGTTACTATCCAGTGTACGGCATGTAGCCGATGTGACCCCATCCAGTGTAGAGACCCACTGGTACCCCTTGATCAGGTCATCGTTAGCCATCCATGTGGCCGTGCGTGCCTGGGATGATACATGCTGCGTGGCAGTACGTACCACAGTTCTAGCATCCGACCAGTTTTTACCCAGTACCCCATCGGTGTAGTTATTAGCCTTGGTACCCCTAATGGCCCTAACAGTCTGACCAATAGTCATACCCTGGGCTCGGGATGTCCTAAGCTGATTCTCAACCCTCAGTATCTGGCGACCAGTTAGTTCTTTGAGGAAGGGATCCAATAGTTGACCACTGGATTGCAATGGTTGACGTTGTACTGCCTGCCACACCTTAACTGCTGCCTTAACCTGCTTGACAGTAGCCGCTTTTGAGATCGCTTCGATTTCAAACGTGACTTCATCACCAGCCAGCTCCTGTAGATCTGATACCAATAAATTGGTTTGATCACTATAGGCTTCCAGCTGAGTGGTTCTGAGATCAGTCAGAAGGGCCTTGAACTCTTTCCTGGGTAAATCCCCCAGCTTATCCCCTTCGAGCCTAGCCAGGACCGTCGTAATGTCCTTGTTGACCCCTGTGATCACCTTATCGTAATCATCTGCCAGACCAGTCTTTAATCGCTCCAGATAAACCTGGTGCCGAGTGGCAATATCAATGTAGTAATTACTGACCCCCCCTTTCTTAATCTTTACGGGATCAATGTACTTCTCCAGCATATCCATAGCTGCTGGATCATCGAATTGCAGACCCCCCCGCCAACTGGTATCTAAAAAAGCTTCTTTATATCTTTCCGGATTCTTCCTGATAGTGGCCAACAGCTTGGAGTCTGGTATTTTATCCAGTTCTTTTTCAAGAACCTTCAGGCTGTCAGTAATAGGTTCATCTAACTCATACTCAAAGATTTTATTCTGGTAAGCAAACCTGAGTGACTTTACATCAGGGGGGGACATACCAGCCTTAAGCCAAGCGTATCCACCAACGTCCATATTGGCGTTTAATTGATAACCTTTAAAACCCAGCTTCTTGGCAGTTTTTAATTGTAACTTATGAACAGTTCTAGATATGCCCTGACCCTGGAGATCTTTATCAATGATAAAAGTATCCAGATCTAGAATCTGTTCATCGAAATTAAACTGGCGGACTATCGAATAGTTGAATGATCCAGGTTGCATGTCCGTAGGGTCAAAAGCATCCAGAGCAACAGCAGACTTTTTCTTAAAGCCCACTATATCCATCGAGTACCCATCCCCGAGGGTGTTAATAGCAACAGATACTTGACCCCTGTTTGCTTCAGGGATACTTTTCTCTATTGCATTAATTATTGCCTCAGCTAAGTCCTGGATGACATTAACATCAGGACTGGATCTAGCATCAATCTTATATCTGATGTCAGCCATGTTAATCCCCTACAGTCATTCCACGAATCTTCTTACCATCCACTACCCCGCCTTCCCGGGATTTAACCTCAGGAAACATCTCCTTCATTATCTGACTCAGCGTCTTCTTCTTCTTCCTGGCCATTAGTAATACCCCCCACATTTAGACTGATTTCACTTTCGATCTGGGTCTTGGCCTTAGCATCATCCATATAAGCCACACCAGTCCGCTTTAGGCTCCAACGGTATTCATCCCAGGTAATAGCCCCGCCCTGCCATTCAGCCATCAGCTGTTGACGCTCCTGGGCATTCATAGTGCTGACTTCGAAATCGGTATTCAATGCAAACTCGAATTTATCATTGGAGTTTAAATACATCAGGCAGAATTGAATGGCCTTGGTATAACCGGAGGAGATATTCTGGGCCACAGTGGACAGGGTAGAGGATTCGACCACATTCTGTTGTGAAGATTCCGTTGCTGTCTTTTGTACCTGGGCCTGCTCAACGATCTTGGCCCCCAGTGCTACCATCTGTTTCTCTTTGGCCAGCATCGCTTCCATCGGCATGATATTAGGAGCAGCCTGGGCCAGACCAAATGAACCCCCCACGGGTAAGGGGACAATGCCCCGTGATCCCAACCGGAGTTCACCCTTCCAGACCTCGTCAACCCAGGCCTCAGTTAAACCTGATGCCCAAGGAGTCGGTTGGCCTACCATGAAACAGGATTCTTCGTAATCGGCTGAGTTCCGATAGTGTCCGATGTTAATATGGGCCATGTCCTCAAAAGGCGGTCTGTCAGGTACATGATCATTGTTAACCGACCCGATAAAGCTAACGGGTATTTCTTCCCAAGACTTACCATTACCCATCTTGGGATAAAAGTCCTGAGCTATAACCAGGCCGATGTCTGTTTCACGCCAGACCATGCAGTGGAGGATCCGCTTACCCTCTTCATTCTCAACCCGGAACTCACGCCACTGAGTACCCAGCTCTATTTCATACCCGTTATCTTCCTTATCGAAAGTCTCTTCCAATACCAGCAGGGACAGGTACTTCTTAGCCCCCAGTGTAGCCCATCGCCAGTTAATAATCTGCTCAGGCGTATAAAGGGTAATAGTGGGTCGTACCTTTCCATCCATCAGTTCCCGACGTGTGGCAGCCCGTTCGGTTGTGGGGTAATCAGTCAGTAAGCAACCATGCCCCAATGGGATAACCTGGCTGCAGGCTTCCTTAGCTTGCTGATAAAGGCTTAGCTCCCCACCATCCACACTCTCGATCAGTGGAGCCAGAATAGCCGGCAGTTCAATGACAGGATCCCTATAAAAGATCTGGCCTACCAGACCATCAAGTGTCCGGGCACATGCATTGTAAAACTGAGCCCTTAGTTTGTAGGGAAGGTAACGGTCTCTATTGGCCTTATCATCTTTCTCAGTGTTAGGCATAGGCAGGTAACGTATACCGGCCTCCTTGACTGCTGTAGGTCCTGCCAGGACATCCTTAATCATGTTGTAGATGGGTAGCCGGAGTACTAGCTCAGGCCTACGGTATCGAATAGTCATTGGGGGAACCTCGTCTTAATATTACTGGCGGCTTTAGTGTTACCAGCCAAGACCCGATAACGAACTTCGTCGTAGGGATGATCCTCAGCCTTAGTATCCACATCCTCAGGATTCTTTTCATCCCTGGGCAGTACTGGTAGCAGTGCAATCGTCGATCGACAGTGGGACATGAAGTAAAGACCAGGCCCCTCTTCCTGTTTCATACGTTCCCTGACCAGTTCTAACCCGTTGATACGAGAACCTGGGGACTTATCAGCTCTTGTCCACCTGACCCCATGTTTCTCCATCTTAAACGCGATAGTGTCCACATCACTTTGTGGGGATTGATATATCTGGCCATCAGCTGGACCTGCCCGCACTGCGGTACTTATCCAACCCCTGTCCCTCAGTATCTTCTCCCGTTCCACTATCCCCTTAGCTATTTCTGATGCGGATAACTTCAAGCCCTGGTTGGTACCTATCTCCTTAGTGCCATACCATTCGTGTATCCGAATCAGGGATCCTTTAGGGAAGGACCACATCTCCTTATAAGCAACCAGTTTACCTTGCTGATACTCGTGCCTTAATATTTCAACCTCTTCTCCATTTGATTCTGCCCACCAGCCTACACTAAATGGATGTGAAGAACCCCAGTCAAATGACCGGTCAATTTTCCACTCCTTAGGTATTCTGAATCGGGGCAGTATTAAACGGGGAGTCCATACGTCGTCCAGGGCACCGCCTGCAACGATATTCCAATCACCCCTTCGCATTGCTTTAACCAGGGCAGGATCACCCAGACCTTCCAGTCTGTCCTCATACCCCGGATCATTTTCCATTAGCGTTGGGTTATCTTCCAGCTGAGCAGGGATAAAGGATCTGAGCATACCCCCATCAGTTTTACGAGTCCTAACCACTTCCAGGGGCTCAGCGTAATCTACGAAAGTACGCTTGACCCACACATGTCCTTTTGATCCAGGGTTTGACCCACACATGATCATAGGCATCTTCTGCCTGAGTGTTATCCCAGGCAGCAGTTCCTTATCAGGGATTTCCAACCCACCGAGTCGAACCCTGTTTCTAAGGAACCTATACTCTTTCTCGGAGAAGTGAGTTAACTCATCCATAAGCAGGATGTGTATCTCAGCCCCCTGATACTTCATCAAATCCTTTTCATATTGGAGATGACACAAATGAACCTTGGATCCGTTCCAGAATACGATCTCGTTTTTGGACAGGTTAATCCTGACCAGGCCGGCGTTAATCCAGGGCCAGAGTAATGAGGGAAAAGATCCTGAGCCTTCCATGTGGTTCTTATACAGGTCGGCGAAGTGTTTACGAAACAGGTATACCTGACACCCAGGGACCATAGTGCACAGCAGAATGGCCAGTACCCTCATCAGGTGGGACTTACCACCGCCAGCAGCCCCTCCATACAGCAGCTCGTTCGCCAGGCAGTACAGGGCTTGGCCTTGCTTCGTGTGAAGTTTTATGTCAAGGACCATTTACACCACCTTCAAACTTTGATAGAATAGTTCCATAGTCAATAACGGGAATCACAATGAAAACCACCTCAATCTATACTTTATTCGACCGGTTAAACGAATTGGAAAAGCTGAATGGTAAGCCTCCTACCCGGTGGACCACACAATCCAAAGCAGTGATTCAGAACCGGATCAACAAAGAATACCTCCAGGCTAAGCGGGATAAGTTATGAGATACCTGATGGTTTACTCCGACGTTTCAAACCAGAAATTGGATAAACTATTCCAAGATCAGAATATCTTTGTTATAGCTAACGACCTTGACTGGGTATTAGTGAAAGCTGACTTCACACCTAAGGGATTGCAAAGGTTTATCTGGGATAACATCCCCTGGGCTTTTTGTGAAGTGGAAGAGCCAGATTACGAAGCAATTGAATTACACTTATAAGCGATCACTGGGGAGCCCTGGAAGTAAACCAGAGGCCCCCTGAGGTTGCATAAGGCTCCTTACTGCCCCCATACCCTGATATACCCTACCTCTTACCCCCCTTAACCCTGTTGGTGACGCTCTCCACTCCCTTACCGATTTGCCTTAATCCGGCGTAAGCCCAAGGCAGGGTCAGCAGTGCACCGAGAATCATTACGTCAGGTACTTCAACCACAAATACATAAGCAAGAGCAGCAAAAAGGGATATCCAACTTTGGCCAGGGCGAGTGCGCCTAACAAATACGTCTTCAGCCCTATCGCCAGCCTGGATCGTTTCTTGGGTGGTTCTATGCTGGGCTTGTTCATCTTCCAGTTCAATCCTTTTCATTTCCTGGATGTGGTGCCGGATACTATCCTGCTCCTTGAATGCCAGCTCCCTTAACTTAACCATCGTCTCAGGGTTTGTTGTGAGCTCCTGGAAAGCCTTTGTAGGATCATCGGTGCCAGTGGCCCCACTCACTAGGGATATACCTGCTGCGACTGCCCCTGGGACGTTCCCAGTGAGCAATGAACCTATCAGAGCAGTACCACTGCCAGCATTAGACTTAATCCATCCGCCCACATCAGACCAGTTCATGATTCAACCTTTTCATAGGTTATATCGAAAATGTCAGGCTTGCAGGGATAGAACTCGCCCTGAACACCCTGAATAATAAAATCATCGGGCGATGCGGTAAGGGTTCCTTCAAGCGTGTCTATCGCAATTTTTGGAGGCGAGTATTTTTTGCTCCCACAATCGCCGAATTCTTCGGGGCCGTGGTATCTCGCGGAACGGCTTCCCGACTTTAATATCCAATCGATAATGGTCGTGGCGCATTTCGCGGTTCCATCCCACTGCCTCGCCTCAATCACTACCGGCTTCTTTCTGAATTTCATCAGTTATCCTCCGCGGCCAGCTTCAGGTTACCAGCTATCCGCCTGGCCCAACCCTTACCATAATAGTTCCAGGTACGGACCTGAGTCATGAAGGTTAACCGTTCTGACAGGAACCTGAGCAACAGATCGTTTAACTCAGTGCACTTAACCGAGGCCATTGTATTAGGTCCGATGATACCATCGTCCTTAGCCCCTACCGCACGTTGGACCATCCGGTTGGCGTGATACATACCATGATTGATAGCAGCATCGAATAGCTGATACCGGATAGCCATACGTTCCAGGGGTAGCTTATCCCACCACTCTTCACGGTATATCTCTTTAGCCTGGGCCTTGGTCAGGTTCTTTATATCCAGGTGGGGGTAACTCATAGCACTGATACCATAGCGAGTGCCTTTATTCTCCCCCAAACCTATCCGGCCTGATGTCCAGTTACCCCTATCACCAGGATGATTCTGGAAAGCCCCTTCATGTTCGAAGATCCGATCGAATGATGTATCAAAGCTCATTGTCTTCTCTCCTCTTTTCAAGGTCTTTACTTGTCAGGCCTGGTATCTTACGAATCAGGCAGAGTTCCATTAAGAACAGAGCACGTCCACCCATGTGACCAGCTATAGCCACTAGAGCTCCAGTCATATATATCGACAGCTCTAATTCAAGACAGACGTATATGGTAATGACCCCAACGAACCCACTGATGGACCACTCCCCTACCAGCTCAGCTATTGAGAACCTGATAGGGTGATTGTGCTTGACCCTTGAGATGTAATTCACGGTGCCTCCCCAGAGAGCCAGGACAACAAACCACAAATATCCATAATGGCCCTCAGCTACTCTGTCAATAAAGTTTTGAATAGGATCCGGCATGCTATCCCCCGATCGTGATGTTGATTTGTGGTACAACCTCACCGAGATCCACCGCTCTGATCTTTTTATATCTCTTGGCATCCAGTAGGTAACGGATCAGCTTATCATCCCCCATTCGGGCATTGGTATAAGCAGTCTCCTCCAACCTATCAGTGGAATCCTCCAGGGCATCCGTATACATCTCAAGGAAACCTTCCTCAAGTTTCTTCTGCCTTAACCACAACCTTGTAAGACCAGATATAACGCAGGCTTTACGAATGGAGCCATGACGAGAAATCTCACTGAGGAACACTGCCTCCTGGTCTCGCTTAACTCCCCGCTTCTTAGCCATGGTTACTCCATTACTT